TCCTATAGGTTTTCCTATAGCAGTTTGTGTTGAAACTGGGTGTTTATTTATTTATGTTACTCTTGCTTGTCTGCAAGTGAAGACAGTGGCGCTCGCCACTGACGCTTATGAGATGATGTCCACAAGGTCCAGGAGAGCCTCGTGGTCGTACACCTGTGTTAGTTCGCATTCTCCGACCCGCGGCTGAATGCTAACTAGATCCTCTGGCCATAACATGCCGTTGTTGTGATAGTGGAGGCTCACACTAAGATCGCAAACATCAAAAGATCCGTCTGGTGCTGCCTTATAGGCAAGGTTCTCAGCAACGAATTTAGATGATTGCTCTCCCGGGATTCGCTCTGCAAGAGCTTTAACTACGGGATCATAGTGACCATACATAAGTAGGGTCGTTTTAATTGAGCCCCTCCATGAGTCTCTGTCCTTCTTGCATCTCTGCTTTGAGTCCCAGCCAGTTTTCCCCAAAAGTCTTCCGACTTTAGGAACTAAGACCGCTGTCTCTTCAGAACCACAATAGGCTCTTCGCAGAGTTGATGAACAGTACTCAATTTCTTCGACCGAATCAACGCGTTTCAATTCAGTCGTCATTCCGAAGGTGAGAAATTCTTGAATCATTCCATCCAACCCCCCATGTTGTTCATAGAGATCTTTGGATAGAAATATGACAAAATCATCGCTAAGGAGTACGAGTATCCATTCGTGTCCAATGCGCAGGATTCCTGTTACACACCCGGAGTTAATAGTTGTATCTCCAGCCGCAGTATCAGGGTATCCTGACTCCATCATATCCTCCTTTGAAGAATATTTAGCATTGTCACTCATCCTCCCTCTCACACCCTTCCTCTTGAGGAATCTGCAGATGTCCGCTGGGAGTTGAGCATTGTAGACAATGTTTGTAAAGTCGAATGCATACTTCCTGCAGTGTTGGTCAAAACGACTATGGTCGCCTACAAGGATGATGGCATCCCTAATTGTATTGTTAGCTGCGACCATTGCATCTCCGACCATTTCCGCTGTGTAGCCAGAAGTGTAGAGTATCTGTCTACCACGTCGAACCTGTTCCC